AACCGCCTCTGTAATGTTGTAACGCTAAGTGACTGTGCTACTCGGATAATGCTACAGAACAATCTTTGCCCAGTGCGGGCAAAGTGTGACCAATTAATCTGGATAATACTTAAAAACAACAAATACTTCTTGATAAATGTTTAAAGAAAAAAATGTTGTGAACGAAGTGAAACAACAGATGTCGTAGACATCTTAAAAGAATGGAAGTCCTGATTCTTTAGTAGTTTTCATATGTTCTTTGATAATACCTGCTACGATTTCTCTTTCTGCACTACCTAGAGTCATAGCATCTTCATAACTCAATCCACCACGCATAAACCAACTCATCTTTAACGCTTCTTCTCTAATGGCTCTCGACTCACTATCGTATCTATCAATCAGCTGTACGATAGCCGCGTTGTTTAATGTCAGGAGCCTTGCGCGAAAAAATTTGCGTAGTCAAACGTCAATGGAATACTGTACTCTTTGGTACAACTGGTACAGGCAACCTGTAATGACTTAATAGCAGCTTCTTCGTTGATTTTGGTTAGGCGTTCTTGTAGTCCACGCACTACTCCGCCGTCAGCATTGGTATAAAATTCTCTAATAAATTCAGGTTCTGCTACGTGTGTACCATCAGCCAGTTCGATATATTCTGTACTGTCTACTACTGTGTCAATACCAATCTGTATCAAACGACTCATACTGTTGCTGATCTCAGCAATGCGTTTTTCGTCTTGATCGTCGGGCAGCTGTAATGCTCTAGTCATACGTTCTTCTTCGTACGCAATGGTATTACGACGATTTACACCGAAGTAGGCCTGCGGGCGCAGTTTAACTTTTAAGTCTTGTACATCAATCTTTCCGGCATAGTCTGGGCATTTGATACTTTCCAGTGACACACGTAAATCAGCAACGTGTGTATTTTCTGCATTGCAATGCGGGCAATTGGTATCCAAATTCATTTCGTGCCCGTAACTGGCAATACGTATGCCAATCAACACAGCATCAACATCAATGCTGGGCATTTTCCACGGATCTGCAATGCTTGGACAGCAACTGTGAATAACATCAACCACTCCCGAGCCATTCATTAGTGCATCTGGTGTGCGTAATGTAATTTCGTCTTTGGCAGTCATTGGATACACTGGAATTTCGCCGGTAACGGGCAAATCCAGTGATCCTTCGGGCCAAAAACGCCCTTCTGATGGCAATTTCATATAAATTGCTGGCTGTCTAAAGTACTTAGACAACGGGTTAACTGCAGGTTTGATAGGTGTATTTTCCATAGTAGATTCTTCCGATAAATATAATTGAATGTACTATTATTTATAGGTTAAAAAGTGGCAGATAACGGAATTTCCAAAGAAGAGATGTCAGAACTGTTCGCCAAGTTTTTTGGCGAAGGGAAAGCGACTGGCGCTATTAAATTTGATGAAAAGGACTTAACCAAGTTCAAAGATCAAATCAAACAAACAACAGACGCACTTAAAAAATCTACGCCCAGTTTCTCTGGTGCGTGGGAAACTTTCGTAGCTGGATCGAAAGAAACTCGTGACGAACTTAAACGCTTTGACGAGTCAATTAAAAAAATTCGCGAAACAACCAACGGTGCAGAACGCGATCAAAAGGAACAAGCCCTTCAAAGTCAAAAAATACAATATGCACAAGCAGCTGCACATAAGCAATTAGCAACCTCAATCGTTGGTGCTGCAGGTGCGTTTGGTGGTATCATCGGCGATATGGCGCAGGCATCAATGGACTTTGTCAAAGGTCTACAAAGTGGTGCAAGTGGTGTAGAAATTGGAACACAGGCTGCTAAAAGTACCGCTACCGCTGGACTTAAGACTGCTGGAGCTATAGCTCAACTTGGTGACGGTGTAAGTAGTGTTGTGATGCTGATGGGTCCGTGGGGTATGGCTATTGGCGTACTGATGAAAGTTATCAGTGGCTTTGTAAGTTGGTTTGCCAAAGATGCACAAAAATTAACCGAACAAGCTCTTCAAGGCCTCGGCGACGAATTAAAGAAAACACAAAAAGGATTTAAAGACATAACCGGCGCCGGCGCTGTTATGGGCGGCGGTATGACTGAAATGCGTCAGCAGGCTGCACGTGCAGGACTAGATATTGAACAATTGGCTACTGTAGTTAGAGAAAGTAAAGACGATCTAGCAAATATGGGTCTTGGCTTAGGCGAAGCAACCAAACGTGTAGCCGGAGTTAGCAAAGAACTACGCAACAGCGAATTTGGTACACAGTTACAAAAACTAGGTTATAGTTTTGAAGAGCAAGTAGGTCTATCGGCGCAAGTAATGGCCAATCAGCGTGCCTCTGGCGACATTCGTGTTAAATCAGACAAAGAAATTGCAGCCACTACTGCTTCTTATGGTAGAGATTTAAAAATACTATCAGATATTACAGGACAAGACGCTAAAAAGGCAATGGAAAAAGCCCGTATGCAGGCAATGGAGGCTGATTTATTAGCCCAAGCATATGAAAAAGGTGGCCCAGAAGCAGTAGAAAAATTAAGAAATCAATTAGCCACTTTACCAGAAGGCCTGAAAAAAGGCTATATGGAGTATGTGTCAACTGGTGGTACTGCAATAGCAGACGTTGCAACAAACATTGCAATGACCAACAACCCTAAAATTAAACAAACATACGATACAATGTTGGGAACATTAGGGGACCGAAATAAAAGCGAGCACGATGCATTAATAGAAGCCGGTAAGTTATCTGAAGAAACAGTTGACTACGCAATGAAAAACAAAGATGCGTATATGGAGATGGGAACTGCTGCTCGTCTAGTTGGCAGTGAAACATCCAAAGGCGCAGTTGATATTCAAAATAGTATGACCGCCGATTACTTAAAGCGTAAGATGGGGGCTACCAAAAAAGCAGACGAAGAATCTAAAAAGATGTCTGAAAATATGGCTCCGCTAGATGTAGCAGTGACTACATTGGAAGCCAATACACAAAAATTAAAAGCCGCACTAGGTGAACAATTAACAGGTCCTATTACCGGATTTGCCAACTCCTTGGTTAAAGGAATGGACACAATTGACGATGCGCTAGAACAGTTTGGCATTGTAACAGATAGACAAAAAGCCAAAAAAGCCGCAGCAAAAATGCCAGCAATGGTCGGTGGTGGTAGTGCTCCTGGTATGGCAGTCACCGGTGAAGTTGACCTAAGTGGTGGCGGAGGTAGTGCTGACAATACTCCGCCTGAAGCACCCAAAGCAAGTCCAAAACAAAAAGCAACAATGCCAGCTGGTGGTACAGCACCAACAATTCCTTCTACGTTAAGCACCAATGGTCGACAAGGGTCGGGTCCAATTACCGGAGCATTACAAGCTAAATTAGATTTAATTGGTAAAGCATTTCCTGGTGCTAAGATTACATCATTAAACGATTCGGATCTTGTTGATCGTAGCAATTCAAAACACGGGTCGGGAGAAGCAATAGACTTGGTTGTTGCAGGTATGAAAGATAATTCCAGTCAGTATGTGTCTCAATTGACAGCTATGGGATTTCCGACAGCACAATTTGAACAAAAAGGTCAAAAGAATGCCAACGGATCAGTTGCCACAGGCGATCACTTACACGCACAATTAAACACTGGCGGTATTGTTGGCGCTAATCCAGGCGGTAAAAACTTCAAATTGGGCGAAGGCGGCCGTGACGAACTAGTTACTCCGTTGATCAATGGTATGCTACCCGGAATGGAAGATTTAATAGCCGCTGTAAACCGTTTGGTAGACATATCCAGAGATCATCAATCAACTTCGGAAAAGATCTTGTACGCCACAGCGTAACATACGATAAATATAGCATACAAGAGAGCATATATGGCCGGTTGGAAAAAATACTTTAAAACCAGTAACTTACCCAGTAACGTCAGTCCTTTGGGCGGCGGTAGATTAAGTGACCCTGGTTATCGCAACTATCAAAGCAGTTTACCTGAAGTTTATACAGGACAACCAAATCGTGTTGACCGTTACAATCAGTATGAACAAATGGATATGGATTCCGAAGTCAATGCAGCCCTGGATATTTTGGCTGAGTTCTGCACACAAAAGAACTTGGAAAACCACACAGCGTTTACTATTAAATTTAAAGAGCAACCCAGTGACAACGAAGTTCGCATTATTAACGAACAACTACAGCAATGGGTAGCACTTAACGAGCTTAACAAGCGTATCTTTAAAATTGTACGTAACGTATTCAAGTACGGCGATCAAATTTTTATTCGTGATCCAGAAACCTTTAAATTATTTTGGACAGAAATGTCTAAGGTTACCAAAGTGATTGTCAACGAAGGCGAAGGCAAAAAGCCAGAACAGTATCTAGTTAAAGATTTAAATCCAAACTTTAGTAATTTAACAGTTACAGCCGTTGCTACCACAGACACATATATGAATCACCCGCAGGTTGGTGGCCCAAGTGGCAGTTACACACAACCACAAAGCCCGTTTGGTGGCGGCTCACGTTTTAGTCACGCCAAAAATGAAGCGGCTATCAATGCTGAACACGTGATGCACGTGAGTTTAACAGAAGGCCTGGATGTATATTGGCCGTTTGGTAACTCTGTATTAGAAAACATTTTTAAAGTGTTTAAACAGAAAGAACTGTTAGAAGATTCGATTATCATCTATCGTGTACAACGTGCCCCAGAACGCAGAATTTTTAAAATTGACGTGGGTAATATGCCAACACATATGGCTATGGCCTTTGTTGAGCGTATTAAAAATGAAATACATCAGCGTCGTATTCCTACACAAACAGGTGGCGGCCAGAATATGATGGATGCCACATACAACCCCCTGAGTACCAACGAAGATTACTTCTTCCCAACCACAGCAGACGGACGTGGATCCAGTGTGGACGTATTACCCGGTGGTCAAAACCTAGGCGAAATTACAGACTTGCGCTTCTTTACCAACAAGTTGTTCCGTGGTTTACGTATTCCTAGCAGCTATTTGCCAACTACAGCAGAAGACGGTACAGCAGCCTACACAGATGGTCGTGTAGGCACAGCATTGATTCAAGAGTGGCGCTTTAACCAGTACTGTATCCGTTTACAGTCAATGATTGCTGACAAGTTAGACAGTGAATTTAAACTGTTTATGCGTTGGAGAGGCTTTAACATTGATGGATCAGTATTTGATTTAACATTCAATGAGCCACAAAACTTTGCACAATATCGCCAGGCAGATATTGATAGTGCTAGAATTGCTACATTTACACAGTTAGAACAATTCCCTTATCTAAGTAAGCGTTGGTTAATGAAGCGTTACTTGGGTATGACCGAACAGGAAATCAGTGAAAACGAACAAGCCTGGGCAGAAGAACGCGGTGATGCTGAAATGGCACAACCGGAAGCTCCGGGATTACGTAGTGTAGGCATTAGCCCAGGCGGTGTTAGTGCAGACTTAGAAGGGCTAGGCCCTGATGCGGGTGCTCCGGCTGGTGCTCCAGCGGGCCCAGAAATGTCTGGTGCTCCAGCAGGTCCGGGCGGTGCAGCAGGTGGCGTCCCAGGTCCAGTTTAATTGCAAAAGGGTTAAATAGTAGTATGAACATTTTTGAACTATTTGACCCAGTACCCAACGGATATCACGATGAAAAATCTGATAATTCCACGCTTAAAATGTCTGATTCACGCAAAACTAGACTTACTCTAGCACACTTAAATCAACTAAGACAGAGTCACGACGTTCGTAAATTAGAACACGAACACAAATTAAAATCAGTATCAAAGCAGTACCAACCTGCACCAGAAGCTGGTGCAGCACCCCTCGGAATGTAGTTAGTCCGGCAAAATCATTCAAAAACTACCCATTTAACCCCAAAAAGTACGTATATTTGTAAATAATATACAAGCCATCATTTATATAAGGAGTTCCTATGAACAAGTTTGAAAAATTAATTGAATACATCATCAATGATGAAGATCAAAAAGCACGTGAATTATTTCACAATATTGTAGTAGAAAAAAGTCGCGACATTTATGAATCCATTATGGACGAAGAGTCTGTAGAAGAAACAGTTGCTGGCAACCAGGTTGAAAATATGGTTGACGAAGTTGGCGCTGAAGAAGCAATGGGTGAAGACGATGAAGAAGGCGCAGAGTTAGAATTAGGCGGCGACGAAGAAGGTTTTGCTAGTGATGAAGCTGGTGAAGAAGATTTCGGCGACGAAGAGCCTGCAGGCGAAGAAGATGCTATTATGAGCATTGATGCCAAATTAGATGAACTATTGTCTAAGTTTGATGAAATTATGGGTTCAGAAGAAGGTCCTTCAGAAGAGCCAGCATTTGACAGTGATGAAGGTCACGACGAAATGGGCGGAGAAGAAGAGCCAGCAATGTTTGAATCTGAAGAAGAAGAAGATTGCGACGAAGAAGATGAAGAAGAAAAAGATTCTAAAGAAGACACTAAAGAATCTCGTACTTACAACAAATCTGCAACTGAATTAATGCGTGAATACGTAGAAACAGTTGGCGACATCTACGGTGGCAAAGGCGATGCTGCAGAAGGCGATGCTGTTGGCGCAACAGGTAAGAAAACATCTGTAAACACTAAACCTGGTTCAGTAGGCCCAGGCGCAGACTTTGGTGGACACACAGCTACCCCTAAAGGTGGCGCACAAAACCAAGACGGTACAACACCAACCAAAGCCAGTAATGAGTACAACAAAGGCCAAGGCGAAATCAAATCTGGTAACCGTAATGTTCCAGGTGGTAAAGCTGGCAAGCCAGAGTCTACAGGTAAAGAATATAGTAAAGCAGGCGACAACGAAGGTCAAACAACCGGCGGCAAAGTTGCTGTAGCTACTAAGTCTGTACAAGCTCAGAACACTGGCAAGAAATAATTAGGAAACGATAATGGCTTTGTACCTAAAAGAGAACTTATCCTTTGACCGGGCAGGCATTGTAGTTGAATCTACAGAGTCTGCAGACGGAAAGAAAAAAGATCTCTATATGAAGGGGGTATTCATTGAAGGCGGCGTCAAAAACGCTAACGAACGTGTATACCCTGTTCACGAAATTGAACGAGCTGTTTCGACTATTAATGAACAAATCAAAGGTGGTTACTCCGTGTTAGGCGAAGTAGATCATCCGGATGACTTAAAGATTAACTTAGACCGCGTAAGCCATATGATCACAGAAATGTGGATGGATGGCCCTGCTGGTTTTGGAAAATTAAAGATATTACCTACTGCAATGGGACAACTAGTGGAAGCTATGATTACATCTGGCGTTAAACTGGGTGTATCATCACGTGGATCTGGTAATGTCAATGAAGGAAGTGGACACGTTAGTGATTTTGAAATCATTACCGTAGACATTGTAGCGCAACCTAGCGCACCACACGCTTACCCAAAGGCTATCTATGAAGGCCTGATGAATATGCGTGGTGGTCAACAGGTATTTGAAACGGCACGTGAAGCCGCTCAAGATCAAAAAGTACAGAAGTACCTGAAACAAGGCATTCAAGCCTTAATCAAAGATTTAAAACTATAGGAGAAATATCCAATGTTAGATGCTATCAAACCATTGTTGGATAACGGAAT